CTTGCTTGTCTAACTGAAATTATGGTGGAGTGTGAGTTCAAATGAAAAACAAGAAACTCAAAGCATTTATTCAAAAACCTCTGAGATTCCATCATCAGGATATTCATGAAGAACTTGATGAACTCAAAAAACAACATCAAATCAAATCTAAATGGTATTACATCTTCTGGGGTGTCTGTGCCGTTGCCGTAGTTGGTGGGCAAATTTATGTTGGAACTGGATATCGTGAGATGGCAGAAGCAACTAAAAATACTCAAATTGTTGTGAGGTGTGTAAATGGGTCTACTAAAAATTGATAAGGCATCTTTGTATGATGTTCCAGTTAAGACAACTCCAGAAAATGTAAAGGAAGCGAATGAAGGATTATTTCATTCTACAATGAATCTTCCCACTGCTGCAAAGCATTGTGGTATGACTCATAAGGAAATGAAAATGACTTTTCTTGAATATTTGAAATATCACAAACCTGATTATGAAGTCTCTTAAAACACCTTTGAGGTATCCTGGTGGTAAGTCCCGTGCCTGCACCAAGATGGATCCTTACCTTCCAGATCTCCGTAACTATGATGAGTTCCGAGAACCCTTTCTTGGTGGTGGAAGTGTTGCGATTTACATCACCAAGAAATGTCCTTACCTAGATATTTGGGTGAATGATCTTTATGAACCTCTTGTAAATTTCTGGCAGCAACTCCAGATTTTTGGTTCTGATCTAAAGGATAAACTGGTAGATCTCAAATCAACACACAATAATCCAGCATCCGCAAAAGAACTGTTCCTAGCAAGTAAGGAGAAGATCAATGAGCAAAGTTTGCCCAGTCTTGATCGTGCTGTGGCTTTCTATGTTGTCAATAAGTGTAGTTTTTCTGGTCTCACGGAGAGTTCATCATTTTCAGAACAAGCCTCCAACAACAACTTCAGTTTGCGAGGGATCGAAAAACTGCCTGCGTATTCTGAATTAATCGCACATTGGCGTATAACTAATTACTCCTATGATTATCTAATGGATGGAAACACAGGTGCTTTTATGTATCTCGATCCTCCTTATGATATTAAGGATAACCTCTATGGGCGTAAGGGATCAATGCACAAAGGATTTGATCACGATAAGTTTGCTGCTGATTGCGATGCTAATAATATGGACCAGTTGGTAAGTTATAACTCTGACCAACTTGTAAAAGATCGCTTCAAGAACTGGAACGCTGCTGAGTTTGATTTAACTTATACAATGCGTTCGGTGGGTGAATATATGCGAGAGCAAAAACAACGTAAAGAACTACTACTTTTTAATTATGGAATTGAAGGACTGGCTGAACTCAATCAATCAAACGAAGAATCATTTGATTGATGAAGATCCTTCACTTGAGAAGGAATATCCACCCTATATTATCAATAGGTGTTTATCAGGTCACCTTGATTGCGTTTTGTTTGCGAATGAGATGAATCAATATCATTTTCTTCCAAAGAGGATGCAATACGACTTTTTTATAAATACTTTGAGGAAAAAGAAGAGATTTTCTCCCTGGCTCCGACAAGATAAAATCAAAGATCTTGATTATGTCAAACGTTATTATGGTTATAGTAATGAGAAGGCAAAACAAGCTTTGAAGATTCTAACAAACGAACAACTTACTTTTATAAAATCGAAATTTGAAATTGGAGGATCGAAATGAGTGTCGTTCAAGAACCTGAAGTTAAGTGGACGCCCGACCAAATGGTGGAAGTTATTCTGAACGAACCAGATGACTTTCTAAAAGTTCGTGAGACTTTGACCCGCATCGGAGTTGCTTCAAGAAAAGAGAAGAAAATCTATCAGTCTTGCCATATTCTACACAAGCAAGGTAGATATTATCTCGTGCACTTTAAAGAACTGTTTGCTCTGGATGGCAAACATGCTAATCTAACTGTGAATGATGTCCAGCGTCGCAATCGTATTGCCCAACTTCTTGCTGATTGGGGTCTGATTGAGATCGTGGACGTAAAGAAAATCCAGGACATTGCACCCCTAAATCAAATCAAAGTCCTTGCCTTTAAAGACAAGGGTGACTGGATTTTAGAAACCAAGTATAATATTGGTGCAAAGAAAAAAAAAGTTGAGGATGTTGAATGATGGACTGTGGAAGTTTTGAATTTACCTATCGGCATACAAATGAAAATGCCGCTTGGCATAGTAATCCAGATACAAAGTTTGCTTTACCTTCCGAGGATGTAAGACACTCTTGTGAGGATCCTTATCTAAACGAAAATCAATTTTTAGAAATGGTTCGTAGATTTTTTATTGCTTGTGGATATACTGAAAAGCAGTGGAAAGATGCTTTACTGGTGCACCTCAAACAAGCGGAATAACCCGAATAATTTTGTGGGGGGGATTGACATCCCCCCCTTTTTTGTCTATAATAGATCCGCCAACACATATAAACAAATATGGCAAATTCAAATTTAAACTATGCTGAATGGATTACAGATCAATACCTGTATCATGCAGTTCAAAGTATTGATTCTAGACTTGGTAATGGGTATGCAATTAAAAATCCCACTTTAATTTCAACTATGATTTGTCTAACCGCTCAAGAATTTGAACGACAAAATTCTTTGAGTGGAGAAAAAGATACAAAAAAAGTTTTAACAAAATATAATAAATCTAGTTGCCAATTTCAGTTTTTAAAAAATTCAACTAAAAAACAAAAACCAAAATTTAGATTTTGTGATTTTGGAATTCCGATTGGAGCAACTCTACATTATATAAACGATCCAAAAATTACGTGTGTTGTATCGAGTTCTAATAATGATGTAATTTTTAATGGAAAGAAAACATCTATGAGTTCGATTGTAAACTATTTTTTGGGTGGATCTAACAGGGGAACATCTTATTGGACTTATAATGGAAAACTTCTTGTTGATCTCTATAATGAAAAATATTGAAGAAGTATCTAAACATAAAAGGTTATATTCTTGATATTATTATGGTGTAAAAACCATAATAATATGTTCGGTTTTTAACTTGCTATTATTTTTATTTTATGGTTAAATAACAATGGACGCCTTCTGGGTCCACAAAACACAAACTCGCTTTTAAAGGAGCTACTAAAATGACTAACCTAACAAGGTATACTGCTGCGGATCTTCCTGCACTGATGGAGAAGATTACTCGCAACTCTATTGGAATGGACGAATACTTTGACCGTCTCTTTCATCTGCACGAAACGACTTCTAACTATCCTCCATATAATCTAGTTCAAGTTAGTAGTGTAGAATCACGACTTGAGATTGCCCTTGCAGGATTTAGAAAGAAAGAGGTCTTTGTCTATACTCAAGACGGTAAACTCTTTGTAGAGGGACAAAAAGAAGATAAAGAAACAGATTCCAATTATCTTCACAAAGGTCTAGCACAAAGAAGTTTTACAAGGACCTGGACGCTCTCGGACGATACGGAAGTGCGAGCAGTAGAGTTTGAAGATGGACTTCTCACTGTTACTTTGGGCAGGATTGTTCCAGAGTATCATAAGAGAAAGGACTATCTATAAATAAATTTGAATATCGTCGGCGTATATCACGGGAGGTAACTGGCAAAAACCAGTTGACACCTCCCTTTTACATTTGCTATAATACTAGGAGAAAATACTAAACTCATGTCAATTAAATTAGTTATTTTAAAATCTGGAGAGACCGTTATCTCTGATGCAAAAGAATTGATTGTTGAAGAAGATAAAATTGTTGGATATCTTTTAGGCAATCCTTTTAAAATTACTAGTCAAAAGTCTCTTCTTCTTACCGAAGAAGTAATACAAGATAGTGATCATATGGTCGAAATCACTATGTCTCCGTGGATTCTTTTGACATCTGATACTTCTATTCCAATCAAACCTGATTGGGTGGTTACAGTTGTCGAACCAATGGAGTCTGTGAAAAAAATGTATGAGGAGAGAGTAAATGTCTTCAAAAAAGAAACAGATCAAGGGACTTCTACTAAAGGTTGATAACGTTGTCATATGTGAAGTTGTTGAGATTGATGCCGATGTAGGAGAACCTAACTGCAAAATAATCAACCCATATGAGTTCGTTGATGGTGAATTAGTCCCTTGGCCAGAAGTATCTGGTCAAAACGAATTGATGCTTCGCTCCAGTGATATTCTTACTGTAGTTGAACCAAAAGAAGAAATTATTCAAAAGTATCTTGAATTAACTGCCTGATGAGATTTTATACTAACGTTCAGATGGTCGGGGACCACTTCTTGGTTCGTGGTTATGAAGATGGAAAACACTTTATGACTCGTGAGAAGTTTAACCCGACTCTTTTTATTCCTGCAAATAAAAAAACAAAATATAAAACTCTTACGGGAGAGTATGTGGATGAAATTTATCCTGGAACTGTCCGTGAGTGTAGAGAATTTATTAAAAAGTATGAGAATGTTGAGGGATTTAAAATCTATGGGAACGAAAAGTATATCTATCAATATATTTCTGAAACATATCCTGAAGAAGAATTAAAGTTTGACATCAACAAAATTAAACTTACAACTCTTGATATTGAGGTTGCCTCTGAGAATGGATTTCCTGATGTAGAATCTGCAGCGGAGGAAGTTCTTTTAATTACTATTCAGGACTATTCTTCTAAAAAGATTCGTACTTGGGGTCTTGGACCTTTCAATAATTCAAGTAAAGACGTAGTTTATAAACAATTTTCTACCGAGTATGATTTGTTGCATGATTTTATCAACTGGTGGATGATTGAAGAAAATACTCCAGAAGTAATTACTGGGTGGAATATTCAACTATATGATATTCCATATCTTGCCCGTCGTTTAGATCGTGTTATTGGTGAAAAACTAATGAAGCGATTGTCTCCTTGGGGACTTGTAACTGAAGATGAAGTCTATATTTCTGGCCGTAAGCATATTTCTTACGATGTTGGTGGAATAACTCAACTAGATTATTTGGATTTGTATAAAAAATTTACTTATACAAATCAAGAATCTTATCGCCTTGATCACATCGCAAATGTGGAACTGGGTCAAAAGAAACTAGATCACTCTGAGTTTGATACTTTTAAGGATTTTTATACTAAAGGTTGGCAAAAGTTTGTAGAGTACAATATTCTTGACGTGAAACTTGTTGATCGTCTGGAAGATAAGATGAAACTCATTGAACTTGCTGTGACAATGGCACTTGACGCAAAAGTCAATTTTGTTGATGTGTTTTTTCAAGTAAGAATGTGGGATACAATTATCTACAATTATCTGAAAAAGAGGAATATTGTGATTCCTCCCAAAGAACGTTCTGATAAAGATTCCAAATATGCTGGTGCTTATGTAAAAGAACCAATTCCTGGAAAGTATGATTGGGTTGTATCATTTGACCTTAACTCCCTATACCCTCACCTGATTATGCAATACAACATCTCACCAGAAACTCTTCTGGATGAGAAGCATCCAAGTGTAACCGTAGATAAGATTCTCAATCAGGATCTTACTTTTGAGTTGTATAAGGATAAAGCAGTATGTGCTAACGGGGCAATGTTCCGTAAGAATGTACGCGGATTTCTTCCAGAACTAATGGAAAAAATCTATCAGGATCGTACCATTTACAAAAAGAAAATGCTTGCTGCCAAGCAAGAGTATGAAAAAACAAAGAACAAAGAATTAGTAAAGGAGATTGCTCGCTGTAATAACATTCAGATGGCACGTAAGATTCAACTTAACTCTGCTTATGGTGCTATTGGCAATCAGTATTTCCGTTATTATAAATTAGCTAATGCAGAGGCAATTACTTTGTCTGGTCAGGTTTCTATCCGTTGGATTGAGAACAAGATGAATGCCTATCTAAATAAGATTCTTAAAACTGATGGGGTTGATTATGTTATTGCTTCTGACACCGATTCCATTTATCTTAATATGGGTCCTCTGGTTGAGACTGTATACAAGGGAAGAGAGAAAACTACTCAAAGCGTTGTTTCGTTCCTTGATAAGATCTGTCAGGTGGAACTTGAAAAGTATATTGAAGGTTGCTACCAAGAACTGGCTGACTATGTGAATGCTTACGACCAAAAGATGCAGATGAAGCGTGAGAACATTGCCGAACGTGGAATCTGGACTGCGAAGAAGCGTTACATTCTTAATGTCTGGGACAGTGAAGGTGTTCGTTATGAGGAACCTAAACTTAAAATTATGGGCATTGAGGCGGTTAAGTCTTCTACTCCTGCCCCTTGTCGTAAGATGATTAAGGATGGATTGAAACTCATGATGAACGGAACTGAAGAGGATGTAATTAACTTTATCGATCAGTGCCGTGAAGAGTTTAAGAAACTTCCACCAGAGCAAATTGCATTTCCAAGAACTGCCTCTGATGTTCGAAAGTATCAATCTTCTTCGAGCATTTATTCTCATAAAACTCCTATTCATATTCGTGGAGCACTTCTGTTTAATTACTACATTAAAGATAGAAAACTTACTAATAAGTATTCACTTATCAATAATGGGGAAAAGGTCAAATACGTTTTCTTAAAAAAACCAAATATAATTCAAGAAAATGTTATATCCTTTATTCAAGATTTTCCAAGAGAACTTACTCTTGACAAATACATCGACTATGAATTACAATTTGAGAAGAGCTTCTTAGATCCACTCAAATCTATTCTTGATGTGATTGGGTGGAATGTAGAAAAAACTGTTAACCTTGAATTATTTTTTACCTGATGGATATTTCTATTGATGATGATGAACTGAATACGATTATTAGAGCACTGACTCTTGGTGGTGATACCGAACTCTATGAAAAACTAAAACTTGTAAGCGAACTTCGCAAACAAGGACTTCCCTATAAAAAAATACTTCGTGAAAAGTATGGAATGGTAGCATAATGGAACTTCCTATAACAAAGAATGAGTTAGAAACTATCATCTTGCTTCTCAAAGGACCTCAACCTGCATTATATGCAAAACTTTGGTCGTATAAAATGAACACTTTGATAAAGGAGAAAAAAAATGATTAAAGTAAAATATCAACTTAAAGGGTATTTAAATACAACACTCTTTAAGTTTTTTAAAACTGAAGAACAGGTAGAGATGTTCAAGTCTCAAAACCCACATTATATTTTTGAGTGACTTATGGATTTTCTTAAAGAAATTGTAAAAGAAGTTGGAGGTGAATATACTCAACTAGCATCAGATATAGATGAGACAGAAACTTATGTTGACACGGGTTCGTATATCTTTAATGCACTGGTTTCAGGCAGTATATTTGGTGGTGTTTCTGGTAATAAAATTACTGCTATTGCTGGAGAGTCTTCTACTGGAAAGACTTTCTTTTCTCTCGCTGTGGTTAAGAATTTTCTTGATACTCACCCCGATGGTTATTGTCTCTACTTTGATACTGAAGCCGCTGTTAATAAGTCACTCCTAGAATCGCGTGGGATTGATACTTCTCGTCTGGTCGTTGTTAATGTCGTTACCATTGAGGAGTTTCGCACCAAGGCACTTAAAGCAGTGGACCTTTATCTTAAAAAACCAACAGAAGAACGCAAACCCTGTATGTTTGTGCTAGACTCTTTAGGAATGCTTTCCACCGAGAAAGAAATCAATGATGCACTGAACGACAAACAAGTTCGTGACATGACTAAATCGCAATTAGTCAAAGGTGCCTTCCGAATGCTCACACTCAAATTAGGTCAAGCAAATGTCCCGCTCCTGGTCACAAATCATACATACGATGTCATCGGAGCTTACGTTCCAACTAAAGAAATGGGAGGAGGTTCTGGACTCAAATACG